TTCGCGGTGTCGATGTTGCGCTGGTATTCCGCGGCCTCTGTCGGCATTTCCAACGGGTCGCAGTTGATCGGAATGATCGCCATGACGGCGATCCATAGCAACGTCTTCATTTTGTCCTCCATATCGGGTCGGGGTCCGATGGGGACAGTATGCGGATTTTCCGCTCGTTAGTCAAGCCATACGAGGTACGACGCGGTGACGCGGCCGGCCTCGGGGTCGACGTAGTGCAGACGCTGGCTCGGGTGGCCGGTCGCGGCCATGAATTCTTTGGCGTACACATTCTCCGATTCTGGCGAACCGGTGACGTAGATCTGACCGCCGTTCGCCATTGTCAATGTCATCGGAGTGTGGAAGTGGCCCATGTAAACGTCCGAGAATGACTCGGGGATGACGCCGGTCGACCATTGGTTGCATTTGCGAAGGATGCCGAAGGCTGGCGTGTTGCCGCCGAATGATTTGATTTCGTCGCCATGCACTAGCAGAGCGCCGTAGTTGCCGATCTCGACGATCTGATACCAAGCCGGCGAGGTGTGCCAGGTGACGCGGTCGTCCTCGAGGCGGTCGCCGGCGATCTTGTAGGCGACGCGGTCGATGTTGTCGGCTCCTGGCATGTCGCCTTTGCGACCGAGCCGGCCGTGGTTGCCGTACTCACAGGTGACGGTGACATGCTCAAAGATGGCGAGCATCCGGCGCACGAAGTCTTCCATGAGGCCGGCGGTTGCGAACAGCTGCTCGAACAGGTGCGCTTCGACTTCGTACGGTTGCCCTGGGAAGATGCCCAAGCCTTCGACCATGTCGCCGCCAAACATCACATGAGCTTCTTTGACTGGATGATCGGCCCGCTGGATCTCGGTCATCGTGCCGATCTTGTCAGCGAACCGGCTGATCCGTTTCCGACAGGTGTCGATGTCGTAGTCAGACGTTTGTTTGCCGAGCTGCCAATCGGTGGCGTGAATGAGCGCGACCTCAGCGTGCTTCTTGCGCGGGTCGCTCTTAGGTTTGGGAACGCTCGGAGCGCGTCCGAGTGTGACGGCCGCATCTTTCGCCGCCTGATAAACGGCTTCGACGATGGCTTCTGATTTGGCGTGAGCTTTGCGGGTGGCGCGTTGCTGTCTGACGAGCGCGTCGCGGAGCTCTTGCAGCTCTACTTCTTGGTCGAAGTCATCGAGCATAAGCCCGTCGCCATTGTGCGATTGGATACTCGGAGATCTCGTATCCCCATTTCTTCAGCACCGCCTTGATGGTCGGTGTGCTGTATCCGAGATCCATGAGCGCAGCGCGAAGCGCTTCGGATCGTTCGGTGTCGAGCTCCTCGAGGATCTTCTCGATCTTCGGGGTTGGTGGCTTCGGGCGTGCGGCGTCGAAGTCTGACATGTCTGGCACAGTTGCCTCCTTGTGCTAGTTGAACAAAGCCTTCCAGGTGTTCGGGCCAACCAGTCCATCTACGACGAGATGCTGGTCGGATTGGAAGGTTTTGACTGCGGCCTCGCTTATGGGGCCGAAGATGCCGTCGACAGGGCCGACGTTGTAGCCGAGCATTTTGAGCTCACGCTGAATTAGTTTGATGCGCGACTTAGCGGAACTGCCGCGCTTCGTGACATGCCCTGGATAGCGAGGTCCATCGACGAAGGCCGGCTGAGTGGTCTGTGCGGGCAGACCTTCGACGATGCGTTCTGAGATTGGTGAGGCGTAGCCCCAAGTGTCAGGTGTGACCTCGAGGTGCAGGTGGTCGTTGACGGCGCCTGGGGGCCGGCCGATCCAGCCGCGGCCTACTTCCCAGTACCGTTTCGCCCAGTAGTCGTGGATTCTTTGAATGCCGAGCACTTCATGATGCTCGATCAGCCAGGGAATGACTTCGTTCTCGACGGTGTCGCGTGTTGGTGCGTTCGGATGGTTCCCGTCCCGCCGGTACGAGTAGTCGTGAGCTGCGCCGAAAGCGTGCGACGACCAGGCGGTGCCGCCGCGGATTGGACGGCGTCCGTAGCAGCCGAGGTTCCACAAGCCCCAGCGGTCTTCGAGGTACTTGCGGATCTGGATCAGGTTCGGTGAGCAGGTGTCAAACGGGGCGCGTGGCGTGTCCCGTTGCCAGCTGTGGTATCTCAAGACTTCCGTCCGATGATCGGGGTCACTTCGTCACCTCGACGTGCCGCGATGCCGTTGCCGACGGCGTATCCGGCGATCATGCCGATGAGGCCGGTGCCGGCTGACTGGTCGACGCTGTTCGTGGCGAGCAGAATCGTGACGCAGACGAGGGCGACGAGAGCGATCATTGCTTTCGACGGGTTGGCAATGTTCATCGGTCGAATCCAATCCAAAGACAGAAGATCACGACAGCGCTGAGAACGACGGCTAGGCCGAGCGTCTTGGCGTCGTCGCTGGTGACGATCATGGGGCCGGCGGGTACGGGTGGGCGGCTTTTACGGCGGCGACGGCGTCAAGCCAGGCTTGTTCGGTTCCGTCGCCTCGTTGCCACTCGAAGAACAGCGGGTCGCTGGTCGCTTCGTAGTCGGCGCGTCGGGCATTTTCGACGGCGGCGACTTGGCGGTTGTAGTCGACTTGCGGCCATGCGGCGTCGAGCTCGGCTTGTGTCGGTTTTGGTGTGTCGCTGAGCCATGTCAACCCGTCATAGGTGTCACCATCCAACTGCCACAAGGCATCGGGATAGTTAGCAATGAGAACGGCGGCGTAGTCGGTCATGCTGACACCTCGATCGCGGTAAGGGTTGAGATGGACCGATGGGTGCTCCCTGCGTCCGCGTCGTTACTGCCTCGATTCATGTAAATCGTTTTTGATGAGGAGGAGTTGTGCCAAAGTCTGACGTCGTAGGTTGTTGCGGACGTTGTGGCTGGTGAATCGAGAAAATGGAAACCGCTGGACACTGCGGCGTCATTGCCGCCGACTAAGGCCACACCGGAAGTAGACCGAGTTCTGCTACCTGCGGCGTCGCCGGTTGCGCCAGTCACAACTGAACCGGCCCGATACAACGTCGCACCGACACCGCCACCGGTGTGGCCATACCCAATAGCCAAATCTGCTATCACCAAAATCTTGCTCGTGGCGCTCGTCGGCGTAATCGTCACGCTTACCGTGGCCGCACTATCCGTCGCTGCCGCTAACGATGCCGAGAACGTGTCGGTCTTTGCGGTGGACACGACCTGCAAAATGCGGAACGCGCCGCGCAGATCGTTCATTTGAGCGGCGGTGAGAACGTTGCCGGCGACAAAGGTGGCGGGCAGGCTGGTCGGCGTTGCCATAGGTGCTCCTTATCCTAGAACATTGTCGGCGTCGAGCACACCATAGACGGCATCGTCCAAGATCAGCTCAAACACGATCGTGGTGGGGCTTGTGTAGAAACGGGCGACATGACCGCCGACGTAGTCGATGTAATGTTCGACGCCTTCGACAGCAAGTTCCTGGGCGAGTTCGGTGGTCACGCCGCCGTTGAGAAACGACTTTTCGATCGTGATGGTGTCGCCGATGTCGATCGTGGCGACGACGTCACGTTGGGCGTCTGAGAGCTGCGAGAACGCGACCTCGATCGCGGTGAATGTCGGCTCAGGGTCAGGGTTCAGCAGATAGGTGGCGAGCGCTTCGCAAGCGGCGTCGGTGTCTAATAGCGAGCCGGTGACAGCAACAGACTGGATGAAGTATTCGGATTGGCTGTCGGTGTTTTGAGCTGTGCCAGAGTCGTTGCCGAGCGATTGAACGAATACCAGGTTGACGACTTTGTCGGCTCCGAAGGAGATGTCGACGTTTCGGTACGGGTAGTTCGTACCATCATCGTGGAAAGCGGCGACCGGTGCGGACAACGTGGCGCCGATCCGGTTCTCGAATGTCAGGACGCCTTCGCGGTCGATAAATAGCCGGCCTTGTTCGGCGTTGTTGACGAGCTGCAAATAGTCCAGGACGATTTGGCCGAGCTCGAGGTCGTAGGTGTGGGCTCCGCCTCCGCCGCCGGTGTGCCCTCCGAGTTCGACGGTGCCGGTGGCGATTGAGCGGGCCGCGCCGGTCGGATAGTTCACGACAGTTCTTTGTCGATGTGGACTTCATCGGTCACGGTTTGGGCGAGTAGGTAGAAGTCGTCGGCGCAGGTGACGCTGACGGTGTCGTCGCCGTCGAGCGCGAAGTTGTAGTCGTAGTCGATGATTCGGCCGACGAACAGCAGCTCGGATTCACGGTAAAGCCGCACCAGGCGCATCGGGGCGAGTCCTGGTTTGTCGTTATCGGGATCGTAATAGGGCGAATCGGTGGCAAACGGGTTGAACACGCCGCCAGCCGCAGTGTCATCGAGAACAAACGTCATGGTGCCGGCGCCAAACTGGTCGGCGATGTCGCGACGTCCTCGTTTGATTCGAATGCTTCTGGCGCCGTCGGTGACGTCAGCAAAGTCGGTGAGGCCGTCAAGAACGAACGTGGTGCCGTCTAGAAGGCCGCGTACGGCGTCATCGAGCCGGAACCCTCTGACGGGTGCGCCGGTGTCGATTTCGAGCTTGTAATCGCCCGACTGAACGACGGTGGCGGTCACAGCCGGCTGACTCCGAACTGGGCTGAGCCGCTGGTGCGGTTGTAGTTACGGATCGCGGTGACCACGGCTTCGCCGACTTCTGCGGTCGGGTTGATCGTGGACACGTTCACGGTGACGTTTTGGACTGCGCCAGATGGTGCTCGAGTAATGGAAGCGACCGGCGTGATCGTGGTGGTGGAGACTGGCGGGGCCGACAGGAAGCCGAGCTCGTCGCGCGGCGGAACGTACGTCGACGGTCGCTGGCCGGCGCTGACTTGCTGAACCTTCTGGAAAGCATCAAGAACGCGGAGCGCTGAAGCGTAAGCCTCATCCAGGTCGCCGGTGTCGATCTTGATTTTCAGTTGCTCAGCGAATGCCAGGGTGAGCAAGCCATGAGCGCTGAGCGTTTCGATGATTGCTCGGGTGAGATCTCGTTCGGCTTGTTCCAGTTCGCGGACATTGCCGGACGATTCGGCGATGACTTCGTTGTAGTTATCGAACTCGGTGCGAAGCGCCTCGATGTCGTCTTGCACGTCGAGCACTTCCAGCATTCGGACGAGCTCAGGATTCAGTTTCTTGACGTTGTCGTAGACAGCGTTGACGGATCGCGCCAGATCGTCTTGGGCGCCAGCCGCGGCGTCGGCCGTGTCCTCGAGGTCTTCGAGGCCGGTGGATGCCTCGCG